CTGTTGGGCCAGTAAGCGGAAAGTATCGTTTAAATCTTCCGAAATAACTCCTTTATAAGGCAGACCAAGGTCTTCATAATTAAGTTCAGTAGAAGTATGAGTAGATGTCTGTCTTCCTAACAGTTCATCAACAGTTTTATCAAAAAAATCTGCAATGAGTAATAAAGTCTGATTACTCGGTTCTCTTTTATTAGTTTCGTACATTCCTAATGTACTTGTTGCAATCCCTAAGCGATCAGCAAGCTGCGCTTGTGATAAGCCTCTGGATTTTCTTAAGTTAGATATATTTTCTCCAAGTGAAGCCATATAGCTGCCTCCTATATCACTATTTGTCATTATAATATCACAATTAGTGATATTATTTTATATTAAATCACGAAAGGTGTTGACTTATCACGAAATGTGATATATTATAATCACAGAACGTGATTGAGAGGTGAGAAAATGAATGAAATTTTAGTCAGACTAAGAAATGAACGTCATCTAAGCCAAGAGGAGGCAGCTAAAGAAATTGGATTAAGTCAATCTATGTTGTCTTCTTTAGAACATGGATCTAGAGAAGGCAGTGATACTACCAAGATTAAAATAGCTAAATTTTATGGTAAATCTGTAGATTATATTTTTTTTGCAAGTAAAATCACGTAACGTGATAAAAATGATTTTAAATAGAAAAGAGATACCGTATGAAAGATTTAATTCAAATAAAAGTAGAAAACGATCAGCAATTAGTAAGCGCTAGAGACTTACACAAAGGATTAGGACTTAAAAGAAAATTTACTGATTGGGTGAAACAAAACTTTAAGGATTTTGAAGAAGGGATTGATTATGAGGGTTCACTTATAAGTACACCCTATAACAAGAAATATCCCGACAAGCTTCAAACAATTCAAGATTATGCCTTAACAATCGACATGGCCAAACAGCTCTGCTTAATGAGTAGAACCGAAAAAGGTAAAGAGTACCGTAAATACTTAATCGAAGTAGAGCGTAAATGGAATGATCCACAAGAAGTAGTTAAGCGTGGTTATGCAATCTTACAGAATGAAAACACTCAGTTGAAGCTAGAAAACAAGAATTTAACTGTCCAACTTGAAGAAAGCAATAAGAAGGCTAGCTATTTAGACATCATCTTAGGAACACCAGATGCATTAGCGATTACGCAGATTGCCGCTGATTATGGCTATGGCGCAGTAAACTTCAACAAATTGCTGAAACAAGTTGGTATCCAACACAAAGTTAATGGTCAATGGATTCTTTACAAGGTTTACATGGGCAAAGGCTATGTAGTAAGTCAAGCTTTCACTTTTAAAGATCATTTAGGCAAGGACAGAAGCAAAACGACTACTTATTGGACTCAAAAGGGGAGAAAACTTATCTACGACGTACTTAAAGATAACGACATTCTACCGTTGATTGAACGTGACGATATTGCATAAGAAGATTAGACGCATAGAGGTAGTAGAAGTGAAAAAAGAGCAAAAGAAAAAAGCCAACTTAAACTGACCTTTTTCAAACAAATAGTAAAGAAGAGGATAGGTTAATGACACAATTCATTTGGATTTTAATAGCAGATGTTATAGCCATTTTATTAGATAGATTGATTTTAAAACGAATAGCAGGTGAAGCTCTTGGCTTCCCTTACTACATTTATATCGGATTTGTAACTTTAATCTTTTACATATTGTTTGTTTAGCAAACGTAAAATTTCAGAGTTAACTTTTTTAGATTGAGCGTGAAGATCATTGAAATTTGGGTCATGTTTATCTAATTCTTCAATGACGCTAAGAATAATTTTTTGATCATTTGTTTGGAGATAAGGCAGAAGCATAAGTCCAAGATTAACAGCTTCACGTCGTTTAACGAACCTATCTTTTATAGTGGCTGAATTTGAGTATAGAACGACACATTCATTAATTGCGGATACGAAATCTAATAAAGCATGTACATATTGTTCTCTGTCTTGTTTTTTTATTTTATTATCTCTTTCACGTTTATTGTCATCCCTAATAGATTGTTTTAAATCAAATTCTCTTTTACTTAAACGATAGTCAAAAAAACTTTTAATAATTTGAACTAGTACAGGGGAAACAATAGCGGCAATAGCAATGACAGTAGTGATATTTGTTGAATTCAATTTCATAATTAGACCTTTTGATTATTTAAATATATGTAATTTTATCAAATAAGGAGATATCGGTGAACGAAGAGCAAAAGAAAAAGCAGCTCATTTTTATGGAAGCTGCCAATAAGTACTTTAATCTAATGAATTTGGTTGTATGTAGTAATTGCCACAATGTTGTCCATGATGGCAATTACTGTGAACAATGTGGAATTCAATTAACAAAAATAATGTTTTTAAAAAATAAAAATATTGTAAGTGAAAAGATTAATAAATGTGTGATTTGTGGAGAAAAGCACAGTTAAAAATAAATGACAATACATGGATTTGCGATAATCGTGCACAAATTCAAGGAGAGCTAACAAATTAAATTTTATTCTGAATAAGGAGATAATTCCAATGCAAATTGCAATCCCAGAACGAGTTATTGAAAGAGCTATTCAACAGAAGTATTTCAATGTGACAGCATCAGCAAACTTCCTAGGAGTTAGCCCATCTACATTTAGAATTTGGCTGAAAAAGTTTGATTTTAAGCCAATTAGTATTGATGGCCAAATCTTATATGACAAGGATGTCTTACAAAAGTTTATGGAGGATCACCAACTATGAGTAAATGGATTAACCACAAGATCAACGAATTCATGGGTACTGATTTCACAGTACGTGAAACAGAAATACTTACGCTAGGTACCATGTGTACAGCATTAGTAGCACTTATTTTTACGATGTATACAGCGATTTTTCCAAATATTTAGGGAGATGAGATAAATGACATTAGAAACAAAATTAATCAGTAATAGCAATGCTTTCTTCGCTAGAGAGACACGGCAACCGCTTATACATGATGAATATCAAAAACAATTTGAGACAGATTTAATGACAACAAAAAAGCCGTTAACTGCGCCAACAGTTTAACGACTACAAAAAATACAAAACCAAAGGAATTATAACATGAATAAGATTAACGAAGCTAAAAAAGACATGATTACGTTTGAAAATGAAAATTTCCCAATTAGTTTTAAAAAGGCTGAAATAGACTTTCCCGGGTACGAGCTACTAAATGCTAAGGTAGATGATTTAGCTAAAGGATGGGAAAGCTATGTAGTAACTTCTAAATCGTATCCTTACGATAAAAAGACTAGGGCAGAACTAAATCGCATTCGGAAAGCCTTAAATGATCGAAGAAAATCAATTACACAACAAGCTAGTCAACCTATTGATGAGTTTACTGCTCAAATTAAATCACTTGATTTAAAAATTAAAGTAGCAGTTGATCACATTAGTGAAGGGATTAAGTCTTTTGATGATAAAGCTAAAAAAGACAAACATCAGCAGAATTTATTGCAACTGGGTAAGATTGCAGTTGAATACAATATACCTTTACAGGAGCTTGATTACCAAGAAAAGTGGGACAACAAGACAGCTAGCTGGGGAAAAATTGAGGAAGAAGCTAGACAACAATTTGAAACAATTGCCGAAAGACTAAAGGCTCGAAAAGAAGCTGAGCAAGTTATTGCTACTAGGGCTAATGAATACACTAAACCTGCTATGACTGCTAGTCCATATCTTCAAATGCTTGATTATAAGTCGCTGCCTGACGTACTAACTCAAATGGATAATGACCATGACTATTTGATTAAGCAGGCTAAACAGCAAGAAGAAAATCGTAAGAAAGCTATAGAATCGCTTAAACAACATGGCGATAAGTATGTCGATGCCAAAACAGGCGAAGTAGTTGATAAAGTACATAGCGTCACACTTAAACTTACTGGCACCACAGAACAATTAACAGCTCTGTCTAACTTTATTCGAGACTGGGGTATTAGCTATGAGAGGGTGAGCGAATAATGTTATTTCAAGGTAAAGAGGAACTGAGAGCAGAATGCTTTTCTGCTTATATTCAGGCTAAATCGCTGATAGATCAGCCTAAAAAAGATAAACATGTTCATATCATTCCGAAAAATCCAAATTCTGATCCATATGACTATTACTACGCAGATTTAGCTGCAATTGATAGTGCAATTATAAAAGCGACTAAGCAGGTTAAAGACCGCAAAGATCAAATTGCTTTAAGTTACATTCAGGATGTTAAAAATAATCAAGATGGTGTAATTGTCACTACAGAAATTATTTTTTCAAATGGTGGACGTATTACAATGCCCGATCTGTGGTTTAAAACCTACACTACTAGCTCACCTCAGCAAGTTGCGGGCATAATCACTTATGCTAAAAGATATTCTTTGAGTGCAGCTTTCGGAATTGCGAGTGAAGATGATGACGATATTAAGACACTAATTGAAACAGGAAACTATCAACCTACTGATAATCCACCACATAAGCTAGGGCGTAAGGAACTAGATGAATACATAGTGCAATATATGGGTTCTCCAGCAAGATTAGTAGATATTTATCAGGAATATATTGATGGTATTCCAGAAGCTAGTAATTGGATTAAAAGTCGACACGATGAACAAACAGCAATTGCAATTAAGCAGCTTAATCAAGCTTACCATCAACAAGAAGCTGATAAAAAGGCAAAAGAAGAACAAGAACTTAAGGCTAAAGAAAAGCAAGCTGCGCTTAATAAAGTTCAACAGACTAAAAAGGATCCATTTGAAGATAAAAAAGTAGAATCTAAAGATCCTGAAGTAGATAAATTGTTTTAGGTGATAAGGCATGGCCAAAATTAAAAAGGTATATGATCGTGGTTTTACAGTCATTGATAACCTAGTTTTAACTGATGAGTTCTTGTCCTGGAAAGCTAAAGGATTGTTTTGCTACCTATGGTCACAAGCGGATGAATGGAATTTCTATGTTAAGGAAGTGGCTAAACACTCAAAGGGTGGCAAAGATCAAGTTACAACCGGACTTGAGGAACTAGAAAAAGCAGGCTATTTACTTAGAAATAGACAGAGAAATGAACTAGGACAACTTAAAAATAATGAATGGCTGTTATCCGATCACCCAAAAGAAAAATGGAAAAATATAGCTAAGAAACGTACTAACAAAAAGAAAGCACCTATGACGGATTTTCCAGCGCAGGATAATCCAGTGCAGGGAAACCCTGCGCAGGAAAATCCCGCACTAACAAATACTAACTGTAACAAATACCAACATAAACAAATAAAGAATATTAATAAATCTCTCTCTAAAGAAGAGAGGGAGAGAGATGCAAATGTAATTGAAATCTTACTCAATTATCTTAATCATTGTGCTGAAGAGTGGAGAAGACCAATAATCACATTTTCAGATTCTGAAATAAATAAGATGATTAGAGCAGTTCATGGAAAAGATACCCGAAAACTTAAAGAAGCAGCTGAAAAGACTGTTGTTTACGGTGAACAGTATCCGCAAGGATACCTACTTACTTGCATCAAGAACTTACCGGAGGAAGTAGCAAATGAAGAATAGACTTAAAGAATTAAGAAAAGAAGAAGGCTTAACTCTTGATGAGATACAAAACCAAGCAGGAATTAAGCGAGGAACATATAGCAATTATGAAAACGGGATAACAGAACCCAAAATAGATACTTGGCAAAAGCTAGCTGACTTTTTTCATGTTCCTACTGAATACCTAATGGGTATTACCAACGATAGAGTGACACTAACAGTTAATGATCTAAACCCAGCAGAAGAAGATGCATACAAGCGTATCACTGCAATGCTTAGTGAAGATTATCCTAAAGGCAGTATTTCTAAAAATAAAATAGGTCGATTGCTAGTAGACGAAGGTTTGTGGGAGGAATAAATGAGCGGACAATTATCAGCTGAATGGTGGATAGTCTTTATTTTAATTAATTTTTTTTTTGGAGATGGAATTAGAGATGATAAGAAGTCTTACATTCAAATAACTTGCTTAACAATCATTGATGTAGTTTTGATCTTTTTGAGATTTATGTAGGGATTTAAAAATGAGAAAAAGAGATAAGTTAAAGAAAAAACAAGCAAAAATGACTATTAACCAATTGCAAAAGCAGTATAGAAAAGGTGCACAACGTGCAATAGCCAAGGGTACAATAACCGCGCTTTTGAATTTAGGAGTTCTATATGCGATGTCACGCTTAGAAATGCAGTTAGAGACTGCAAAGATTAACTTCATAGTCAAAAAATATAAGGAGAGAAACTAAATGAAAGTAGCATCAGATGTACTGGGCGATCTAAAGACCGCGTACGTTGATAAAACAATTGTAAAGAAACTAGATAACCATAAGCCCCTAGAAGATATGGACGCTCTTAACTTAATCGGGGGGGTATTTTCAGCCGGCTATCAGGCAAAAAGAAAGCACCTAGCATTGGCCAATCCTTTTAATGATTTTTATGCGGAGGAGAAAAAAGAAAGTCGAAGGGATGCCTATAGCAAATTAACCAGTAAAAAGCTTGCTGATGCCTTGAATGAAGAATATGCCAGAAGTCAACTGCTGAACAAGTCACCATGGCAAAATGACGACTTTCAAAAATTGATGCTAGAGGTAGTTACTAGATGGGCAGATGCGAATAAAAAGAAAAGAGTTAAGTTGGAGTTCTAAAAAAATGGATTTAAAATGTGCAAACTGTGGAAAAGTATTTGATGAAGATGATGACATTCTAACCATTACCGATAATCAACTAGTACTTAGATATTTTGATTGGCCGGATGGAAGAGACAATGCTTTCTGTTCAGAAGATTGCTTATGTGATGCCTTAATGGCGGAGTATGTCAGCGTAGGTGAATTTAAAGAAATGTATAAAGAAGGAGAAGAAGAGTAAAGAATGATGAATAAGAAAGAATGTCAATATTGTCATACTGAAACGTACTATATGGGTGCTGCAGGTGAAAGAGAAGTAGAAGAACCGCAAGAATACTTATATAACTATGAATTTCAGGATGATTTATTTTCTATTTCAGTATATGTACTAAAAGGATACTTATATTTCAAGGTGGAGGATCAGAATGGAGAATTTGCTGACCGATTGAAGATTGATTATTGTCCTAAGTGCGGAAGGAAGTTAAGAGATGAAAAAGATAAGATTTTACGATGAAGAAAAATATAAATGGGCGTTAGATAGTGCATTAGATGCTTTAAGTAGAGAAGACAAGAAAACTTTTATGACTAGGGTATTTGATATGAGCGTAGCTAGTAATTTAGATCAAATGGATATTTTATACATGTTTGCTCAAACCTCTTACTCAACCAGTCTGCAATCAAGTTTTATTTTTGGAGGACATAAGTAATGAGCAACGATTTTCGACGTTATCACTTAGCGCATGATGAAGCATATAAGAGCTTAAATTTGATCCATAAGTATGACACTGCATCCCTTACGGTACAAGACTTATGGAAGCTGAAAGAGGCGGCATATCGTGAGGGATATCTGCGTGCCATGGATGTAAGACAATACAGAGATACGGGATTGGAATGATAAAACTAGAACTAGGAGCTGATACAGTGAGTTTATTTCCGGAATTGGATGAGAAAGAGACATTAAAAGAAGTAGCCAAATTCTTTACTAAAGATTTAGAACGATTGCTATTAATGAGTGGCCATGAATTAGTAGATCTTAAGTCTCCAACATTAAGTTCGGCTCCTGGTCATAGCAATGGTAGTAACAACAGTGAAAAGGCAATAATCAGAGGCTTAAATGCTGAAGCTATGGTTAGAGCAACTAGTGACACAATCCATCATTGTTCGCACAATTCTCAAATTATTTTGATAGGATTGTTTATTCGGAAATGGCCATGGAATGAAGTCAAGCCACTAGTTTACAGTGAGAATAATAAGTTCAGCTATTTACGCAGAAAAGCAATGTTTGAGTTTGCTGATGGCTTTGACTATTGGCAAAGAGTAAACAACTGCCAACCTATCATTGACCTACACAAGTATAAATAAGGGTAATTTTGCGGGAATATGGTGGTAATTCGTTGATACTTATCTATGCTTAAATATATATTGTCGAAAAAGTAAAAAGTTTTCGATAAATCCATTAGTACGGTTGGCAACACGAGCAATATTCCTCCGTATTTTTTACAGTTTTAGATCTGGAAAAGATCTCTCAGCATGTTAGCTATTTTTAACTCGGCCCTTACTGTTAAATAGTCTCATGGTTAACATGCAGCAACATTTAGGTTCGATTCCTACTTGTTGCTTACCTAGGGTTTGATGCTACTTCCCTAGGGCTAGATGTGCGATGGCCCCACGGTTCGGGAGAGCGCATCATAATTAAGAGCTGGTTGGTCGTGCATCGGACTGTACGACTGCCGTGGGTACGACGACACAATTTGAAATTAGAAAGAAGGTATCTTCTTTCACAATATATCAGGTTCGAATCCTGACGTACTCATTGTCCGGCGGAAAACGGACGTAAAAATTAAATCTTTACCTTGTTATACAATTGGTAAAGTACTTTAAATGATAAATTCACGGAATAAGTCATTTAATTTTACAGTTATCAGGTTGATTGTTTTAGCGGTAGGCAGGTGAACTGAACACGTGACTAATGTAACCCCTACCTTAAACTGTAAAGCACACACCGCAACAATCGTAAAAGCGTAGCATAAGAGACGCGGCTTTCCTAGTCTGGCTCGTTGGTCAAGTGGTTTAAGACACTGGTTTTTCATACCAGTAACACAAGTTCGATTCTTGTACGAGCTATGGGAATTAATTCACCGTATTAAGAAATTCCTCTATATTATGTATTTAACACTTAAGGCTATTGCTCTGTGTTCGCTGTGCGGACATGCATTCTTTAAGAATGTCCCCTTCAAAATTATTTTGTTAAAGAGCAAGTGGGAAATATCTCTAAATGGTGAGACATTAAGCTCGGTTCGATTCCAGTATTTCCCATAGTCCTTCTTAGGACTAAAATTCCGTTCGTTTCAAGAAAGTCAAGTCTTTTAATTAGGCTTGGCTTTTTTATAATTATTTTTGAAACGAATGGAGGTAATTAATTGGAAGAATTAGTAAAGACAGCATGGGAGGCTCTTAAGTCAAACATGAAAACAAGATTACTAATAGCTATTACTTGTACGATAGTTTTGTTGTCAAGATCTTATATTGAAACATTGCCAGTGGGTAAAGTATTAACTATGTGTTTTCTTTTTATATATTTTGTAGCATTGATTTTTTGGATTTCGATTGGATTTGACATTAGCGACGTAATTTGGAAAAGATATAAAACGAAAAAAGAAAAGCAAGAATATGAAAAATATGTTTTAGGTCTCTCAGAAGAAAAACTAAATATTGTTAGGAAATTATTTAATAATCCTCCTCAATATAAAGGTTATTTACATGAAAATGATCCTAATGTTCTTGAGTTATATCAATCTAAAGTAATAGTTAAAACTAAGAATGTGTCATATACTAAAGTTGGAGAAATAGAAGACATAAATGATATTCCGATTTTATATATACTTCAACCGCCGGCTTTAGATATTATGAAAAATAATCCAGAAAAGTTTAAATTGAATAAATAATTATATAAGAGTTAGTCAAAAGACTAGCTCTTTTTTGATGGGGGTTTTTATGAAATCTTTAGCAGTAATTCTAACAATTATTTTTGCAGTAGCCAGAATTATGAACCTTATTACATGGTCATGGTGGTTAGTTTTAAGTCCAGCATTATTATATTTTGGTGTAATAGTTTTATTCTTTGTAGTAATAGGGATTGTGTGCCTTATTTATAATTTGATAGATAAAATTAGAGAATCAAAATGGAAATAAAAGATGTAATAGAACAGGTTAAAGAAATAAAAGAAGAGCAGTCAGATCCCGAAGTAGCCCATTTATTGGAAGATAATTTGTATGAACAAGTACTTAATGCGATTGCTTCTAGTAAATGTTCTGATCCAAAGAGTTTTGCAAAAGAAGCTTTAAAAACTAAAGATATTCTGTTTAGACGTTGGTATGCATAAAACTAAGGTGGTGGTGATATGGTGTGAAGAAAAATAAAGAAAACAGCGCTTTTGCTCAATTAGATAAAAAGCGTCAAGATGCTGTTATTATGCTGTTTGAGAATACTTTGACAATTGAAGAAATTGCTAAAAAACTTAACCGCTCACCGACTACTTTGTATAAATGGAAAAAGGATCCAGTATTTATACAAGCCCAGCATGAATATAGTATTAAAAAGCTTAATGGAGCTTTACCTGATGCTATTAAAGAGCTACTGAAATTAATTCGTAATGGTAAATCCGAAATGGTTAAACTTCAAGCAATCCAAACCGTAATGAAACAGGCTGGTTTGTTTAGTGATAATGGAACTCCAGAATTGGACGCTGCACGAATTCGTAAAGCTAATGCTGATGCAAGAGTTGCAGAAGCTAAGGCCAAAGCGATGGAGGATAATGGTCAAGATATCGAGCAGCTACTTGATAAGATGTTAGTTTCATTAAATAAGGCAGATGATAGAAATGGCAATAACTGATTTTTTTACTTTAAAACAAGCTCAAGTATTCCATTTTTATAGAACTGAGCCTTTTAAAATTATGATATTATCCGGCGGTGTTCGATCTGGTAAGAGTTTTGTTAACAACGTCTTATTTATGAATGAATTAAAACGAGTGGCATTGCAAGCTGAAAAAGAAGGTAATAATCATCCTCGTTTTATACTAGCTGGTGCTAGTTCTGGTTCAATTTATAATAACGTGATCTCAGAATTACAAACTCAGTTTGGAATTACTCTTAATGCTGATAAGCACAACCATTATCATTTGTTTGGTGTTGATATTGTTCCTGTCTATACTGGTTCAATAAATGGACTGAAAAGTGCCCGTGGGTTTACAGCTTATGGCGCTTATGTAAACGAAGCATCCCTAGCAAATGAAGCAGTTTTTAACGAAATTCAGAACCGCTGTTCTAAGAGTGGTTCACGTATTATATGCGATACAAACCCTGATATTCCTACGCATTGGCTTAAAACTAATTACATTGATAATAAGAATCCTGACGCAGGTGTTATATCGTTTAATTTTACGATTGACGATAACACTACTCTTGCATCTGACTATGTTAAGTCAATGAAAGCGTCTAAAACTGGTGTGTTTTATGATCGTGACATTCTAGGTCTGTGGGCAACTGGTGATGGTATCGTTTATCAGGACTTTAATAAGGACACAATGGTGGTTGATGAAGTACCTGATAATCTTGAATATTACTGCGGTGTTGACTGGGGCTTTGCCAAAGGACATGAGAATGTAATTACAGTTATGGGCGATGATCCTGACACTGATATCTCTTATTTAATTGGCGTTTATCAATCAACCGGTAAATATATTGATTACTGGGTAGATATAGCCCATCAAATTCAAGATAAAAGAGGATATGGAATTAATTTCTGGTGCGATTCAGCACGACCAGAATATGTATCTTACTTCCAGCAACAAGATATTCAGGCAAGAAATTCTGATAAATCAGTAATGGATGGGATTGAGTATTGTTCATCTCGAATTAAATTAGGTAAATTTAAGGTTTTGCACAGTTGTGCAGAGCCTTTTTTAGAGGACTTATATCAATATGTTTGGGATCCAGTTAAAGGTGTACCTAAGAAAGAGCATGATAACGTAATGGATTCGTTTATATATGGCTTATATAACCAGCATAAGCAACTTGATAATG